ATTTATTCGATCCTCGAAAAGATAGCTTTTGTCTCACTGGCGAAGCAGAAAAAGAATTTTTGCTTCCTTATGATGTACAAATGATTGATGGATTGGTTGAAAATCAAAAAAAAGATAGGTTTTGCGTTTTTCATCAATGGGATCGAACAAAATTTTCAAATCAAATCTTGAAAAGATTTATAAAATAAATTATCCTTACAGAATGAAAAGTTTAAAATTTAAATATCTGACTGCTAAGAATTTTTTGTGTTTTGGACCCAAAGGTATCGAATTAAAATTCGATGACTATGGATCTATCGTTTTCATCAGAGGTGAAAATAGAGATGTCAAAAAAACAGAAGAAAGCCCTACTTGCGATGAAGTAAAGATAAGTTCTAATGGCTCTGGAAAGAGCAGCATTCAAGAAATTATCTCTTATGGGTTGTATGGAAAGACAATTAAGAAGCCTTCAGCAATAACCAAAGATGGTGTTATCAACAATCTTGTTGGTAAAAACTGTATGGTTGAATTGCAATGGGGCAATTACAGAATTGTTCGATGTCGAAAAAAGAATTCTTTGCAATTTTGGGAAAGTGAATCACAAGAATGGAATGATACCACCGAAATAACAACTGGCAGTATGGATGAAACTCAAGTCTTAATTGAAGACTCCATAGGCTTGTCTTATGAGGCATTTGTAAATATATGTATATTCACAGATGACCAGTCATCGTCATTTTTAGAAGCTAATGCTGCATTAAAAAGAGAAATTGTTGAAAACCTTTTGGCTCTTTCCTCTTATCGTGAAAAACAAGAAAGAGCAAAAAAGTTTGTTTCTGAAACAACAGCAAACATAAAGATGTTAACTAGAGAGTATGATATTCTTCGAACTAACGAAGATCAATCGAAAAGGCGATTACAACAAGCAGAACAAAAAGAATCAGATTGGAAGAGAACTAAGAAATCAGAAGTTGATAATTTACAAAAATCATTAGATGATAAAAAAGAAAAATTAGGAAAAACATCTCATGGAGCAGAATTGCTTGCCTATCAAGATGCACAAAAAACAATACAAGAATCATCTAAAATTATTGATGAATTAGATAAATTGATTGAAGATGAACAAGGAAAAATAAAGTTAGCCAAAGAAAAAGAAGAAAAGATACGAGAAGTTGCTTTGGAATTAAGATCCAAAGGAGAAGAAATAAAGCTTGGAGTAAATACACATCGTAGATTTATAGAAAATAAAAAACAACACATAGCATCATTGGGTTCTAACGAACATGGATCAACCTGCGATCATTGTTATGGAGTTATTGATTCTAAAAATATCAAAAGAGTTATAGATGAAGATCAAAAAGAAATAGACGAAGCAAATAGAGACTTGTCTGTCCTAATCACCAGTGCCAGTGAACTCTCAACAAAAATGCAAGATATTGCAGATAAACAAAATAAGATAAAAGAATTTATTTCTACAAAAGAATCTTTATCAAATAGCCATATAACAAAGATAAAATTAGAAAGAAATAAAATATCAGTTGCAATGAAGGTTAAGGAACCAAAGGCTGATAGCTACGAATTGCTTATGGAGCAGGAGATATCACAAATAAGAGATTCAATCACTGCAAAAAACGAAGAATTAAATGGCAAAAGTCCATTTGAAGATATCATCGTTTCTGAAAAAGAATTTGTAAAGACTAACGAAGAATCATGTCAAGAAAAGTCGAAATCTATTAAAGAATCAGAAGACAATCTGAAATATTATCAATATTGGCAAGCTGGATTTGGAGAAAAAGGAATTAGAAAGATAGTTGTTGATGGAATTATACCACAACTCAACAACAGAATTGCTTATTGGTTGCAATTCTTGATTGATAATAAGCTTACACTTAAGTTTGATAATGAATTTAATGAAACGATAGAACGAAATCCACAAAATGGCGATCCGTATATTTACCATGCAATGTCTGCTGGTCAGCGTAGAAGATTAAATCTTGCCGTTTCTCAGGCATTTGCAGACATCATGATGATTAGTTGTGGAACCATACCATCCATTGTTTTCTTGGACGAAGTTACAACAAATATTGATCCGTTAGGCGTACAAGGGATTTACAATATGATTCAGGAACTGTCACAAGAAAAGCAAGTATTTATTACGACTCATGATAAAGATTTGATAAAAATGCTGGAAACTGCTGATACTATAAATTTGATACATGAAGATGGTTTTACAATTTTAAATAAATAGTTTTTTTTGAAAAAAATTCAACCTTCTTTCTTACATATATTCCCAACACAATTAAATTAAAGAGGCATCAAATGTCAACTAAAGCATTGTCGGATTATACATTCGTTTCTCGTTATGCTCGTTATAACAAAGAATTAGGAAGAAGAGAAACTTGGCATGAAGCTATTGAGCGTGTCAAAAACATGCATTTGACAAAATTTCCCATGGTTGCAGATGAGATAAATTTCGCATTTGAGCATGTTCATAATAAAGTGGCACTTGGAAGTCAAAGAGCATTGCAGTTTGGTGGAACTCCAATTTTGAAAAAAGAAGCTAGAATTTATAATTGTTCTGCTGGTTATTGTGATCGACCTAGTTTTTTTCAAGAAGCGATTTGGCTTTTGCTTTGCGGTTGTGGTGTTGGCGTTAGCGTGACTAAAAATCATGTTGATAAAATGCCTAATTTCCACAATGGTTTGAAAAGTGCAAAAGATTTTTCCGAAGAAAAGATTTACGAAATAGAAGATTCAATAGAAGGATGGGCGGATGCATTTGGTGTTTTACTTGCGTCTTATTTGCCACATTTGCAATTTCATGAATATTATGGGAAAAGAGTATCTTTCAATTATTCCAAAATAAGACCTCAAGGTTCGCCTTTGTCTTATGGAATTGGAAAAGCTCCGGGTCCTAAACCTTTGGAAAATAGTTTAGAAAAATGCCGTTCATTAATGAATAATTGTTTGGAATTGAATCTTAGAAAAATTAGACCAATAGATTGCATGGATTATCTTTTGCATGCAAGTGATTGCGTTCTTAGCGGTGGAATTAGAAGATCTGCTGTTATTGTTTTGTTTTCTAAAGAAGACAATGAAATGATGACTGCAAAAACTGGGTCTTGGTATTATGAAAATCCACAAAGAGCTAGAAGCAATAATTCGGTTTTGCTAGACAAAGCAACAACTACATTTGAAGAATATCACAAATTATTTGAATCAACCAAACAATTTGGAGAGCCGGGAATTGTTTGGACGGATTGTGTTAACGAACAATTATTTAATCCTTGCAACGAAATTAGTTTGCGTGGATATGACGAATTTGGAAACTCTGGATTCCAATTTTGTAATTTGACTGAAATAAATGGAAGCAAATTAACATCAAAAGAAAATTTTGCTTTGGCTGTAAGAGTTGCTTCTATAATTGGAACTTTGCAATCTGGATATACAAAGTTTGATTATTTGGGTTCTATAAGTGAAAGCATAACAAAGAAAGAATCTTTGCTTGGTGTTTCGATCACAGGCATGATGGATAATCCTAAGATTTGCTTTGATCCTTCTATTCAGAGAGAAATGGCTGGATTGGTATTAGAAGTAAATGCTGATATTGCAAATAAGATTGGAATTAATTTATCTGCAAGAAGCACAACAGTAAAACCTGCTGGAACTACTTCTTGTATTTTACAAACATCGAGTGGTATTCATCCACATCATGCTGAAAGATATATCCGTAGAGTTCAAAGTAACGCTATGGAAAATCCAATTCAACATTTCTCAACGATAAATCCAAGTGCAATAGAAACATCCGTATGGAGTGCAAATGGAACAGACAAAGTTATAAGTTTTCTCATAGAGACTCATAAGGATGCTCTAACTAAAGCTAACATTGATGCGATTCAATTGCTTGAATATGTAAAACTCACACAAGAAAATTGGATTGAGAGTGGAAAAAGAAAAGAGATATGTGCTGCTCCTTGGTTGTCTCACAATGTTAGCAATACCATTAATGTTCATGATCATGAATGGTCAGCAGTTGAAAGCTTTATTTATGATAATAGAAAAAGTTTCGCTGGAATATCTTTGCTTGGTTCCACGGGAGATTTGGATTATCCACAAGCTCCATTCACGAGAGTTCTTACAGTTGACGAAATAGTCATTAAATATGGAAAAGGTTGCATCTTTGCATCTGGATTGATTGTCGATGCACTTCATGCATTTCATAATAACTTATGGCGAGCTTGTGATGCTGCCTTGGGTGTTTTCGAGGTTCAAGAGCCAAAGGTTCCAGAAAAATTAAATGATGAAATAATGCAAAAATTACAATCAGAATGGGTTCATTGCAACTTACAAAAAGATTGGGTTAGAAGAGCAAAACAATTTGCCGAAAGACATTTACAGAATAATGTCAAAGAACTTACTTATCTTTTGAAAGACATAAACAACAATAAATTATGGGAAGATTTGAGTAGAGTTTACAAGGATGTAGATTATACTGCCATGTACGAAGAAGAAGATAACACTAAGCTTATGGAAAATGTTGCTTGTGCTGGAGGTGCGTGTCAATTATTTTAATTTGGCATTTTTTTTAAGCTTACTCTAATAGAAAATATAGATTTAATGAGGCTTTAGAATGGCTAAATACATTTTTGTAGTTGGTGGCGTTATCTCTGGAACAGGCAAAGGTGTCGCAGCTGCTAGTATAGGTCTTCTACTAAGACTTCGTGGTCATAATATTACGCTAGTTAAGTTTGATCCATATTACAATATCAACGCTGGCATTCTTGGACCCGGAGAACATGGTGAATGTTTTCTCTGTGATGACGGAACTGAAACAGATTTGGATCTTGGACATTACGAAAGAATTGCTGGAATAACTGTTAGTAAAAATAATATTTGCACACATGGGATTCTTCAAAAAGAATTAATTGAAGAGCAAGAGCATGGCAAATATCTTGGTGAAACTATTCAAGTTAATCCTCATCTAACCGATAAGATTGAAAAAAGATTAGTTGATTTGGGTAAAAGTCACGATATTGTTATCGCAGAAGTCGGTGGCACAGTCGGAGACTCGGAAAGCTTTGCGTTTTTTGAATCTATTCGACTATTTAAACAAATTCATCGTGCTAATGTTTTGATTGTTATGGTTGCTCCAATTCTTTGGGTTAAAACAATCAAGGAGTTCAAGACTAAGCCTTTGCAAAATGCTGTAAAAGAATTGCAAAGACACGGACTTCAGCCAGATGTTCTTTTTTGCAGAACAGAAAGCTCCGTGCCAGAAAAGATCATGAAAAAAGTTTCTCAACTTTCTAATGTAACTAGAGAATGTGTTTTTGATGCTCCTGACTTTGAATCAATTTATCAAGTTCCTCTTTCGTTTTATGATCGTCATGTAGATGATTTGTTTGTTGATTTGTTACATTTAAATAGAAGTTCTTGCAGAATACACAAGTATCGAGATGTGGTTGAAAAATATACCAACAACAATCTTCAGCCTGTGACTATTGGAATTTTTGGGAAGTATGATAATTGCGATGAAGCATACATTTCTTTAAAAGAAGCGTTACTACATGCTGGAATCGTTAATGATGCTAAAGTTCTAATCAAGTGGTATAAAAGCGAAGAATTAGAAAAATACAAAGACAACAGAGGGTTGCACAAAATTTTTGATGAGTTGGATGGCATTATTATTCCCGGCGGTTTTGACAATCGTGGTATTGAGGGGAAAATAAAAGCCATTCAATATGTTCGTGAAAAGAAAATTCCATTTTTAGGAATATGCTTAGGGTTGCAGTGTGCCGTCATCGAATTTTCCAGAAATGTTTGCAAATTAGATGATGCAAATAGCATGGAATTTGACAAAGAAACAAAACATCCTGTTGTTAAGTTCGTTCAAGGACAAGAGGCTATTGTCAAAAAAGCTGCAAGTATGAGGCTTGGGTCATATGATTGCGAATTGAAAAAAGATTCAATTGTTTATGACTTATATGGTCAAAAAATCATTCAAGAAAGACACAGGCATCGTTACGAAGTTAATGAGGAATATGTTTCTCAGCTTGAAACCAAAGGTTTTATTGTAAGTGGCAGAAACCCTCAAACTAATCTTGTGGAAATTATGGAATTAAATAGGGATATTCATCCTTATTTTGTAGGAACGCAAGCCCATCCAGAATTTAAAAGCAAATTAACAGCTGCAGCACCTTTGTTCGTAGGATTGATTGCTTTTTCACTTAAAAACAAAAAACTTGAAGCTGAAACCATAAATAAAGTATGAATTTTAAACAGTTCCTTATAAATGAAGATACAAGAGATTTAGCAAATAGGATTGGCGATATTTACAATGCTTTGCAAAATCTAGGTGATATAGCTCAAAAAAAGGGCAAAGCCACCATTGTTGCAACTCAAAATATTGTTGGTCAAATTCGCAAAATTATAAGAAGCATGGATGTTAAAGAACACAAAGAACATTTAGAGAAGCTTTCAAATATTGGTGTGATGCTATTGAAGTCTATAGATGGAACAAATGACATTTCGCTCGAAGATGCGTTATCAAAATCAAATATGGCAATAAAAAATATTGTCAATAAATTGGGTTCACCAATCAATGATATTGCATCAGCAGATATACAAAAAACAAAAGATGATAAGGGAACTTCCGATAAAATTAAAAAATCCGCAAAAGCGGTTGTTCCTCCATCTGATCAAAGTGTCATTCAACCAACAAGCCCCGGCGGACCACCACAGCAAGAAGTTCCTACATTGGGAGGAAGCACAGGGGATTTGAAAAACATATAGGAGAATTCCATGTGCGGAATAGCTGGCTTTATAGGGAAATCTAAAAACAACACATTATCATTTGAACTTTTATCTGAATTATTCGAAAGGCTAGATTCTCGTGGCATAGATGCTTCTGGATATTGGTTGGCAGAAAGCGGAGATAATGGAAGTGTTTATACTCACAAACAACCGGGAAGATCTAGCGAATTTGTAAATTCTGATATTTGGAAATCTAACAAAAATGTCGAAGTGAATTTAGCTTTGGTTCATGCCCGTGGAGCTAGTCGTGGCTCTGGAAATCCGATGGTAAATAAAAATAATCATCCATTCTTAAGCGAAAAAAGCAATATAGCATTAATTCACAACGGCAGAATTGATGAATATGATTCTTTGAAAAAGAAATATCATGTTCATTCCCAATGTGATTCTGAAATTCTTTTGAGAATATTCGAACAAGCTAAACACCAATACTCTGAAAATTTCTTAAATGAATATATCGGAATCTTGCCAGAACGAGAAAGAATGGCTGGAATTAAAGACATATTTTCTTATGTAACTCAAGGTCATATGGCAGTTGCTATTGGAGAGTGGAAAAATAATAATGGTAGAAATTTATGGTTATTTAGAAATGAACATAGACCATTATGGATTGCTGATGCGAGAAATAATCTTGGTCAAATATTTTTCTTTTCAGACCCTTCAATTTGGAAAAGTGCAGCCAATGCTTTAGGTGATAAATCAATAATCAATTCAAAAATAATTGAAGTTATAGATCATGAGATTTGGCATTTTTCATTAGATTCTGAAAAACAAAATATTACATATCCTAGCAAATATTATGTAACTTCATCTGAATGTAAAGAATGGTCTTATAGCGGAAATGCATTATCTCTTGCAAAAGATGATATAGAAGTAAATATAATAACTCCATTATCTACAGGGGAAGATTATGTTCCTGCAGCTGATGATGATGCTGATAAGCTCCTTGATGAAATGGAAAAAAAAATCGAGAAGATACAAGAGACATGCAGAAACATTTATGCAAATTCCCAAGTATTACTTAGGAACAATTCTATTTCTGTTAGTGATGTGGAACAAATTTTATCTTTGTTAGATGAACAGAAAAAATCATTTTTAGATATAGAAAATATTTTCGACTAGAGGTTACATGGAAAATAATTATGATGATGAGGATTTTGTTGTTGATGACATATTGAAAAATAAAGAAAAAAAGAAAAAAAAAGTAAATGGCAAACAAAAAGGTGGAAGAGTCGAAAGAGAACTAACTAAAATATTAAACACCAGATTTAATTGTCAAGATTTTTCCAGATCGGTTGGATCTGGAAATAGATGGGGTCAAGTCAGTCATCTTCCTAAACATGCTAGAGATGTTTTTTCTGGCGATCTAATTGTTCCTGCTAATTTTATATTTTGTTTAGAATCAAAGGGCGGTTATGACGGCATTGATTTGAATGGAATTTTTGAACATGGATCAACAGAATTAGATCATTTCTTGGATCAGGTTGTTGCAGATTCTGTTAGATGTGAAAGAAAACCTATGCTTTGTTGGAAAAGAACAAGAAAATCTTGGCTTGTTTTTTTGAAGACTGAAGAATTAAAAGGAAGAGAATTCAAGTACATGCTTAAATATAGAGAGTGGACTGGAATTTTGCTTAATGATCTTTTGAGGATTGAAAATGAATTCTTTATAAATCTTGGAGGATAATGAAATTTTTATCTGTTTTCACGGAAGAAACTTTTACTTTGGTAAAATTTACAAATGGAAGAATGTTTGATGAAGCTTCAATATCAGAATTAGGATCAGAATTATTAGAGGTAGTAGAAGCAACACCAGAAAAGAGCAAGGTAATCTTAGATTTCACTGGTGTTGATTATTTATCAAGTGCAGCACTTGGCAAAATGATCACAATGAATAAGAAATTAAAAGAGAAAGAAATAATTTTGATTCTTAAAAATATGAGCGAAAACATTCATGAGGTTTTTGTAATAACACGATTAGATAAGTTTTTTAAAATAGAAGTATGAACAAAGAAGATCCAAAACCAGAAGAAGAAGTTTGCTTCAATTGCAAGCATTTATTTTGGGGTATTGGTCTTGGTCTTGGCTTGAGATGTAGCAATGCACTCAATAAAAAGGCTGATCAAAAAGAATTTTTACCACTTGTTCCAAGCAGAAGACATACTTGTGAATATTTTTCAAATAAAAAAAATCATTCATAATCTTTTAAATTATAAATATTGCAATTTTTATCTATCCACAACTTTGTTCCATCGGCAGTTAAAAACCAATGCCATTTTTCTGGTTTATCTACTTTTATAGTATCTCCAAATCCATCCGTTAAAACAAACACATAAGGATGCTTGGACATATTATTTTCTATTTCTTTTTTAATGTAGTTTTTAATTACACTGAATGAAGTTCCTCCGCCACCATATATTTTATTTGATTTCAATGATGTTTCTTGAACTTTTGTATCAAAACAAAAAAGTCGTACTTTGAATTTTTGCGAGTCTAAACTAGAGGCACACTTAAAAAACCTATCTTTTAATCCAAAACAACTTCCAGATGTGTCCATAAAGAAAAAAACATTAATTTTGTCTTCTTCTGTAATTCTTTGATATGTTTCTATTTCGCATGGTAAAAATAAATTATCATCAATGTTTACATATCTTCTAGATTTTCTAAGCCATTGCTCTGCGGAACCATAACAATCTTTTGATTGTTTAATTTCCCAAGATCTTATAATGGTTTCCCATTTCTTTTTTATTTGTTTCGATAAAGAACCTAAAGAGTGCCACCAACCAACACCAGATCCAGCAGGACTTATGTCTTGATTTTTTTTAGCAAAATTAGCTATAGCTTCTATTTCGTCTTTACTTAGACTTGATATTATTTTCCCAACAAATTTGTCGTAATCTTCTTCGGACAATTGCGAATGATCATCTAGACAACCTTGATTTGGATTGCTTGCTTGATTTGAATGACCATCACCATATTTTTCATTATATTTATTGAAATAAAATTCAAAACATTCGTCTTCTGGATATTTCTCATCTGGAAATATATTGTCAACCCAACACAAAATACTTTTTTCATTATTTTCTGAATTTAAATTTATAGCATTACGAATTCCTACTTCTATATTATTTTTTTCAAATCCAAAATTATTTATCAAGCTATGATTTACGACAATATCAAGACATATGTTTGCTGTTACTTTTTTTTGTATGTTGAGATTTTTTGATCTTTTGCCATGATTTAGTATTACATGTAACATTTCGTGACATATTACGAATAGCTTTGAATCTAATGATAGGTTAGACCAGAAGATGGGATTGAAAGAAAATTGTATATAATTTCCATTACGATCAAATTCAATAGCTGCCGTTTCAATCTCATCTTTAAAAATTGGTTTGCCAACAGCCCACAACTTATAAAAGATTGCATGATGTTGTTCTAATTTGTTGGATATTTCCAACCATTCATCGGGATTTATCTTATGCATATTAATCTTCAGATAAAAATTTTGCCATGTCGGGATTTTGAGTCATAAATCGTTTAATTTTATTTGACATCTTGTAGTCAGTTTTTGCATTTAATATTTCTTTACAAATTTCCATATATGTTTTTTCAGAATTGACATTAGACATAACATGTTTTGCTAATTTTTCATTAGAAGTCATTAATGATATGATTTTCTCTTTAGGAACTAATGGCAAAAACCAATCGCAAAGAGTTTTGCTTTCTATGATATATTTTGATGCTGAAGAAAAATTGTTCTCATTTTTTAGCCAAATTTTAGCACCACCAGAATCTTCTTCTGACATAAATCTTGCTAATTTATCACTTGTAGGACCGTCTTTTAAAGCCTGTAAAAGCTTCGAAACACCACTTTCTTGTGGCAAATGATCTCTTAGATCTCCTTGTCTAGAAAATGAGTTTAAAGCGTATTCTAATCTTCTAGGAGATACTAAATTTTTGGTGGAATCATCCAATTCTGACCACCAAGCAATTGCACTGTCCGCAATGGTCTTTCCAAACTTAACTCTAAAGAACTCAACATCTGGCTTGTAATCAATTTTTCTATGAACTTCAAAACGATCCATTTGAGCCATATCAAGTTTTTCAACATCGTAAGACTCTGGATCATCTTCTGGATTTATCGCAGCCCAAACCATCCTTAAATTTGGAAATTTTTCTCCATTTATGCTTTTGAATTGAATCAATTCGAGAACTGCATTTCTAACTTTCTTTGGAGACCTGTTGAATTCATCCATGAAAATTGCTTCTACTTCACCAAGAACAAAGTCCAAAGGACGAATCATCTTTATGTAACTTACAGATTGATCGCCTATAACTTTTGTTGCTTCTTTTGGAATACCAACAAAATCAGTCCAAGGGTCCATAGTGGCTGCACTAAAGTATCTCCACTTCAAACCATTTCTTTCAAATGCTTTTTTTATGAGTGCGGTTTTCCCAACACCATGCTTTCCAATCATCAAAACATTTTGATTGTATTTTATCCAATTGTCTAACTTGTAATCTAAGTTCATAAAGCCTTCTCCAAAATTGAAAAAGGCATGATATCACGAATTGTTTAGTTTTTAAATACAATCATTCGAAAATTTGGATTTGATTTTTCTCAGAGATGAATGTGTTTTCTGCATATTGTAATTCAAACCACACATTGTATATTCCAGAATCGTAATCTGATGTGTCAATAAAGTAATACCCATACATTTTTTCACGATAATCCACAAGTTGCCGATCTACTACCAATCGGAGATCTTTTTCCTGTGGGACACAATCCCCGCAGTTTTTTTCGATTGAAATACGCAAATCTGAGACTATGGCGAGATTTTCGTAATATGGTAGTAAATCGGCTCCTCGTGGAACATTTGGTGAAATTTGGATCACCAAATATCTTTTAGACCCTTTTACAATTCTGTTGGGTCTAAATCCAAATGAAAAATCATAAACAGGCGGAACAGGACTTGTGAACCACAAGTTGGGATAAATTCTAAATCTATTTTGAATTTCCGCCAAAGAACAATGGTCGCTTTCAAAGCTTACTGCCCACACATCAACATAATCTCCAATTGTGTAAAGTGGAGAATCTGCAGATATATCGACATAATAAGATCCAGCGGATTCAGAAATCACATCGGCACCATCTATTGTTACAACTAACCTTCGACCATCAGGATTGGCTTGTGATATTTCGTTAGGATCAAGTGTGTAAATGTCCACTTTTTGAATGTCTTGTAAATTGGCTCGATTGTTGCTATTGTAAGAGAATAGACGCAATCTAATCGTGTCGTTACAAGTTGGATTTTGCAATCTTTCTTTTAGTGGCATATTTACCTTCTTTTACTACTAGATTTTCTTCGCTCTGCTTCCATTGCTTGATTTTCTTTTTCTTTTTGCTCTATAAATCTCTGCACCATCCATTGCCTGATATTGATTGGCATGAACAATGTCTTCTGCATGTCTTGGTGCAGATGATATGAAAAGAAAAATATTTCTTCTAGGAGGTTTTTTCCAAGGGTTATGCTTGGGTGTTCTTTTCCTTCTTCCTCCGGGGGAAGAAAAAATTTGCTTCAAGAGGCAAATCGATTGAAAATTCTGCAGAACAACTTGGGCAATTAATTTCTACATTTGTATCTACACCAAATGGAGGCTCGTTGATGATGCCACGAATATAAGAAACATCATTGATTGGAAGGTTCTTCAATAAAATTTGAAGTTCCATCTTATCGGTGATTCCATCAATTTCTTCTAATAGTTGAGCAGTTCTATAAGTCAATGTATCATCAGTAGCATTATCGCCAAACATCTTCATTCTGCGTTCACGATATTCATTGATTTCTTGCTCATCACGACCAGTTGAAAGGCGATACTTGAATCGATATTTTGAATTTGGCAAAACATCTTCAAGAATTGGTCCAAAATCATGAGGACATTGATTTACAAACAAAGCACTTAAATCAACATTTGTGCTGAATTTGGCACCGCATTCGGGACACTTTACTTCGACATCGTAGCTATGAGAATAAGAGATGCCACGAAGATAAAGTAATAGATAGGTTCGATCTACAGTGAGTAAATTTTCTGCCTTAAAATCTTCTTTAATGCATTTTTGAAAGATCATGTTGATTGCTTGTCCTTTACGGACAAATCTAGGAGTCGCTAAAATTTGCTCTTCTTCGCCTGTCATTGGACGAATATGAATAATGCCATCTGCAGGTCCATTTGTACCATCATAGAATCTTCCTTTTGATGGTAATTGCAATTCTTCATATTGTGCAAGTGATCCCTTGAGGGATTCAAGAATTTCTTTAAGTCTTCCACTTTGATTGTTTTGCGGATATGACGATGGTGCTTTAGCCACACTAGGAGCATTTGTATTGCCATTATCCCTATCTCGCAAATTTGCAAAAGATTGATTGGGTTTTTGCAAGGTAGATTGTGGAGCATCTTGATTGCCTTGACTTCCTTGATTTTTTAAAACTTGCAAAAATTCTTGTGGTACATTCCCTTGAATGTTGATTGGGCTTCCTTCTTTGTTCAAATTACTATCTGCCATTATTGACTCCTATGTTGTTGCTAAAATTCACCTTTGCCTTTAAAATAGTGTGTATGAAAATAAATTTTCAAAATATCGAAGAAATAATTTTTTATAATTCAAAAGTATGGCAACATATACCAGAATTAAGTCAATGTTATAATAATTGGTTGCTATCAATAAGAGTTCCGGGGTTGAGAGATTTAGGAAAAAGGGCTATACTAGATTTCTTAAATAACATTAAAGAAGAGTCTGTTGAGAAATTAGCATCTTTTTTTGGAGAACCTATTTTTATTGACAAGATGAGTGACAAGTTGACTGAAAGCTTTTCATTTAATATTGATGAATTGGAAGAAAAAATTTGTAAGTTTGATAGCTTTAATGATTTTTGTTTGACAAGGCGTGGAAACACAGTTTTTATAACCACTTGGAGATGATAATGGAAAATTTTCTTTTGTTTGCTTTTGGATCTATTGGAATGGCTCATATTATTGTGGATGGATCAATTCTCGAATCATTTAGAGATTTTGTGAAGTCATTTACGAAAAAGATTAATTTGCCAAAACTTGGCGAAATTGTCGAATGCTACATGTGTTCTGGAACATGGGCTGGATTTTTTATGGGATATATTGTTTATGGATATTTTATAAACAATATAACTCTTAGCATCTTGACAACATTCGCCTGTGGTTGTGCTGGCGGATTTCTTTCAAATTTGGCTGCAATGATTTTGAATTATATCGAATCAGCAACCATAATTAATTTACCAGAACAAAAAAATGAAAATATATAAGTATCAAATCTATTGTCAGACATGTCACTATAAAAAAATATTTGGAGATGAAGATGTGAAAGATCTTTCTCTCCAAAAAAGTGTTGATATACAATCTGGAATACCAATATTGAATCCTTTTACAAAGAAAATAGAAACACCTAAGCAAAAAAAAGGAAAATCAAAAATCAAATGTCCAAAATGTGGTCACATTACATTTATAATGAGGTACAATGAGCCAAAACAAGACGATAACTCTTCTGGATATTAAGCAAGCACTTAAGGATTCAAGATTTAGAGATACTTTACCACCAGACATGATGGAAGAAGTACATAAATTTTTAAAAAACCCCGGATGTGCATGCAACATGCCATTGTATCGAAAAATTTTATCTGATTGTTCCGATCAAATAAAACAGTATTTTCCAAATCGTGAAATTAGTAATATTCAAGAAGAAGTAAAAAGACTCGCACAGAATAAATTTTCAGTTATAAATTGTTCTGTAGATGATCTTGAAGGTCATTTGAGAAAACTTGGAGTTGGAAGAAAACAAATTGCGATATCAAGATACGAAGACCAAGTTACTGTTATTGTGAATGATTTAGATGTTATTTATTAGACTTATACAATTTAGAGGAATTTATAACATTTTTACAATTTAACATCATTTCTTCTGGATGCTTTTTATATTTTTCAATATGGAATGGAAATTCATCATCCTTAAGTCTTCGTGAACCTAAAAGCATTGCATTTTCATAAAAATGAAATGCTTTTTCAAATTTATCTAAGGAATAATATATGTCTCCTAGCAAACACCAATATTCAGCCATCAGAGGCTTTTCTATAATAATTTCAAACAAGATTTGTGATGCTAATTTGTAATTCTTTTCAACATATGCATAAATCATTGCAAGATAATATTTTGTCATAAAATATGACATAGGTTTGTTCTTTTCTAAAAACAAATAATGATTGGCAGTTCTAATGAAATCATTCCATTTATTTTTTCCAAGATAAATACAACTCAAGTAATAGTGAGTTTGTGCCACTAGTGGCTTTTCTCTCATCCAATTTTTTATGATCTCCATGTTCTCTTCATAACGATCAATTGTTTGAGATTTCACGAATATATCACTATGTTTAGAAGAATGAGATATGTGTTCGAATACTGGATTTGAAAAAATACAATTATTTGATTTATTTATCAAACGAATTGGTTTTGTAATAACCTGTTCTTGTATGACACTTATTCTTCTGCAATCTTTACCTTCAATATATTCTTGTATTTTATCTAAACCTTTTAATATAATTTCATTGGCATTTAAAAACATCATCCATTCTGTTTCGCATTGATTTATAATTTTGTTTTTTATTTTTGCGTAATCGTTGTGAAATCCAAAGAATATAGTCTTGCATCCAATCTTTTCGATGATATCAGAAGATTTATCCGAACTGTTTATGTCAGCAATAAGTATTTCGGAATCTAATTTCTTACATGAATCAATACACTCGGCAAGTGTAGATTCATTATTTCTGCATGTTATTACGAATGTGAAATTTTTCATTAAATTTCGTTTCAATTAAATGTATAATGGCTTCGGCTTCGTTGTACCTTCCAATATGATTATAATACAGACATAATTCTTTGTAATACTTTGGCGAATGAGGATTTTCAATGATTCCTAACATTATATCAGATATTTTCAACAAATTCGCTCCTACTCGTAATGTCCTTACGCTAAAGAAACCATGGGAAGGAAGTATCGAAAAAAAACCTTGGCATCACAAAGTTACAGCGGTTATTCCAGTCATGGATACATTCGAACAACTTAACATATGTATTCAACTGTTGAAAGAACAATCATCAAAGCCATTTGTTGTAATTGTAGATACTGGTAGCAATGAAGAAGAATACAAAAAGATATGTGGCTTAAGGAATGATGATGTTGAGGTTCACAGTTTGAAATTTAATGGCGTTCTCCATCCAAGTGACTTTCCAGCTATTGCCATGGATTTAGCATTTTCATGCTGTCGAACTGAATATTTATTTGCCACTCATTCTGATGTTTTTTTAAGAAAAAAAACACTTTTAAATGAGATGATCGATTTGTGCAAAACAAATTCTCCAGTTGTTGGATATGAAATATCGCCTAGAGCGCACGAAGATTGGAAGGGAATGGTTTCTCATACCGCTACCATGTACCACATTCCAACAATGGATATAATCGGCTTTGGATGGAGTTTACGCAGACTTTGCAACATATTTAATATCAAAGATCCAATACCAGATCCAAGACGACCTTGTTGGCCAGATACGGAGTTGTTGGGTAATTATATTTTAAGATCACACAAAATTGAACCACACTTAATTGGCAAAGAAGAAAATTTCAAAAGAACATTAGATGATAATATTGATCACTTTAGAAGTTTTACATCAGGAAAATTGTATAGTCGTTCCTACTATAAGATATGCGACAAATGGTATGAAGATGCCAAAAAAGAAGCTCTTGAACGAATTGAAGAATGGAAGAAAGAAAATAACATGAACATTCATTTAAAATCTAAGGAACTTAATGGCTAATGAATATCTAAATAACAAAAATTTTGAAGTCATTATTTCTGAATTTATAAAAATTAAAAGAAATAAAGTAAAATTCGAAACACTTATAGAAGAAATAAAAGCTACAGAAGAAAGAACATCTAAAAGAGATAATTTTGTAAGACCAGAATCTTGGGATTCTTATGAAAGAGAATTCCAATTTTATTTTGCAGAATACAACAAATTAAAAGATAAATTGACCACTGCTTTTTATTTATTGTCGGAAAATATTGTTAGATATAGAAAATTTAACCTTATTGATCCAGATGATGCAGTTCAAGAAGGTGTTCTCATATGCTTTGAAAAAGTTGATAGATTTGATCCAAGTAAAGGAAAAGCATTCAACTATATGACAACTTGCATTATCAATCACTTCAGACAATTGTATAGAACAGCAAGAAATTACAATGAACTTAAAAAAAAATATCAAGATCACTTAAGCGTGAGCATGGAACAGAGCCAGAGACAGATTAAAGGAACATATAAAAATTATCAATCAAATGATAGGTAACTTTTATTTGATTGCTTGAAAAATATTTCCAGCATACTTATAATTTTAATAGTGGATATTGTACGCCACTTAATTTAGGTAACATATGAGCAATCTTATTGAGCAATTAGAAAAACAAGAACTTATACAAAAATTAATGGAAAAGGGATATGCACCACTTATAGATGCACTTCTTGAAAATGAAAAAGATGTGTACACTAAAAAGGGAAGACTCAACAAGAGTGGTGCGTGTCGAGTTTTGGGATGGAAACCAAAAGAACTCGAACAGGCACTTGAAGAGTGTAGAGAAATTTTAAAGAATGATCTTTATTTTAGTAGCTCAACAGATCCAGAAGAAGATTAAACTGGCTCATAATAAGCTCTGTCGTATCTTAAGCTAAGATCTACATAAATTATATTTGAATCGCTGTGATCTAATTCACCGAATTCTACTGTTTCTGGATACATGTTTTCAAATATCCACTTTTCTATTATTTCGCCACAGCCATCATATAGTTCTAATTTTCCTTGTTTTTTAAATCCATTGGTCGCAGTTTTAAGTTTGACACCAGAAGAATTTACTTCGTAATATTCATTGATCCATTCTATTACTGGATGTTTGTTTTTTTTTAAATCAAATAAAGTTAAATTTATAGGTTTCCAATCTGGTTTGCCGGGAAAATAAATGGTTTCATGAAAATGTTGTGCTTCCATGCTTTTAAATGTTAAGCTTGGACGACCAGATTTGGTTGGAGGCAAAGCATCAATTCCTTCTGCCGAAACACCATCAATTTTTAAAAGCCATCTATACTTGCGTTTGAAGCAAGCGGTTGTTTTGTCCAATCCGAAATCAAAACTCATTCTTTGTGCCATTATCGCCTCTTATGAAAATAAAGCTCCGTATCTTTATAAGATTCGGAGCTTTACAATTTTTGAAAGGATTATTATTATGAACAACCTATGCATTGTGGTTGAGGATTCGTTCCACAAAGATTGTTGTATATAGCTTGGTAATATCTAAGGGTCAACTCGATAGTTGCTTCTTCAGAAGAACTATAGTCGAGATCGCCAAAGTTTACGGCTGATGGCCAAACGCCTCGAAGTTCCCAAGATTCGAGTTCTGTTCCGCAACCATCATACATAAGCAAAGTACCTTTGCCAGCCCAACCACCATTATTACCATCACCTTGGACGGTGGTCTGCTGCATCATCTTTTCGCCTTGATCTTGAAAATTATAGATCGAAGCTAACCAGCTGTAAAGATCTGTCATGCCGTTGCCTGTTGAGCGAGCAACATCATAATAGGTTACAGTGATGGTTTCCCAACTTGCCTTGCCCGGAATCCACATTTTTCCGTGCAAGTAGTTGATTTCAGTTTCTTCGATTGTTAAATTAGGACGACTAGCCAACTTTACAAAGTTTTTGCCGACCTTTTTGCCGTTCCACTGAACTTCGAATGTCCATCTATATTTTCTTTTGAATACCAAGTTGGTGTTTGTAGCCAACTCATTTAAGTGCATTAACTGTGCCATTTTTTAATTCCCCTTTCAAAAATTAGAATGCATCTGTGCTTTCGGTGAAGTCACTGCCGGTTCGATGAATACTGAACTCAAGGAACATGAATTCAACTGCTCTTGTTGGCTGTACACCAATTCTTGCTCTAAACTCATTCCTATCGATCACATCGGAAGTATTGAGTTCGGCATCAGCCTTAATTTTAAAGGCTGTAATACCTCGGTCAGTCTGAACCTCTTGAAGAACTAAAGTTGCAATTCTTATGAACTCTGCTCTAAATTGTTCATCATGTGGTTCAAACAATAGAATTCGTGACTTAGCCTTGATTTGCTTTTCAATATAAAACATTAAGCGTCTTACATTTACACGATCAAGAGCAGTGGGTCTTCTCTGCATAGTTTTCTGACCCCAAACCACGAAACCTTCAGTATCTACAAACTGTACGATAGGATTAATGCAGTTCCTATAGCCATACATCAAGTCTCTTTCTTCTTGCGAAGGGCGAGAATAAACATCATTAATACCGGGAACAACACCACGGGTGATACCTGCAGGAGCAAACCAAGGACGAGCCAAGCGATCACTCTGTGCATAAACTGCCATTATAGATCCGCTAGGTGGCGCCCAAATGTCTACTCTGTTGAAGTTGTCACGAATACGAACCCATGGCCAGTAAAGCGCACCAAAGTCACTATCGAATCTAGTGGTGTTTAAAGGATGAGTTCCATTTTGCCATGCAATGATTTCATTTACGGTCAAGCCGAATGGAGCATCAATAATTGCCATGCAGTCTTGGCGGAAATTTTGACACATGTAAAGCAATTCTGTCACTACAGTCGTGCTGCTATGTCCGGGAACCGCAATTAAATCGATGTCATATTGTTCAGATTCAGATACAGCATAAATACCACTGTATCCAACAGAACTACCGATCAATAAAGAATCTTGTAAATCTGGATCTGAAGGAATACCATCAGAACCACCAGACAATGTATATGTTCCGTCTGCGGGTCCAGCAAGAACATCTGTGTTGTCTACTGATCGAATATAATCAGATACTAAAGATAAGTAGCTTCCAATATAGAATGTACTTGCAGAATCTTTTGTGAGTTGACCCCAAGATTCTACTTGATTTCCATTGTTGTAAACTTCTAGAATCCAATTGCTGTCACGAGTGTTGTTTTTAACAACAACTTGAGTGAAGTTTCCTTCAATACCAACTGAGTCTGCAGTAACCAAGAAAGAAATAGATCCATCGTTATTGGTATCGCCAGCCACTCTACCAAATGTCCAAAGGGATGCCTCACTCATATCGCCGGGAGGAGTGTCACCACTTGCGGTTGTTGTCGGCAATCCGAATATAAGTTCGCCAGTGCTATCTGGTTTAATACGCAATCTAGCATCACGACCACTATGAAGCGTTTCAAACTTCAAAGATGTTCCTCCAAATACAGAAGCTATCCAACCACCGGGAAGACTTCCACTTTCTACTTGGCTATTGATTTCAGTAACGATATCATCAATATCTACATCGCCCATGCCGTCAAAGGCTGAAAGATCAATAACTTGAACTACATTGTCGATAAGAACATTATCTGTTCCATCAACAACGATATTGAGAGTAATGCCAGTTAATCCATCAAAGTTATAATACCCTGATGTTGTATAAGTAACATCGGGATAATGAGACGCAGTGCCTTGGATTTCAGCAACTAACATATCTGTTCCAAGACCAGTAGATCCTTCGGAACCACAAATGGAGTTCTGTACAGCAACAAATTCAAGTTCTGCAGAAGGACCATAAGCCCAAAGAGTTCTTATTCCTATATTATCATCTGCTCCACCAAAAAATTGAATGCCATCATTCTGAAAATCAATTTGATCGTTCAGTAATTCTACAAGTTCATCTGTATCGTAACCTGTGCCATTTTCTTCAACTATCAAAGTTCTTTCGCTGAGTACACCATTAAGTCTCCAACGGAAAAAGCTAGTTTGATCGAAAACATATGGTGAAGGAGTATCAGAAACAATTTCGATAATTGTACCAGCAGAAGGAACTTCTACTTCTGCCATAGTCGCAGATTCATCGCTAACTGGATCGGTATCTGCAACACGAACAACATACAATTCATTTGCAATAAGCAAATAACTTTCTGCAGCGTAGATAAGATATGGATCTCCATTTTCTGGATGAGGATTACCAAAGGTTCTACGAAGCTGTCTTTGGCTTGCAATTATAGTAGGAATATTAATTGGACCTTTGCTTGCGAATCCAATTAAAGCCGCCCTGTGCAAAGATTGCTCTGGTGCGACAAAACTCAAGTCCTTTTCGGCAATGCGAACACTTGGACTGATTGTGTTTGATGGTGGAAAACCTCTAAGTATCGCCATAGTCTATTCTCCCTTTTTTAACAAAATATTGTTCGGTACATGCTTGACAGAGATAAATCCGTCAGTTACTGCTCTGTCTATATATTCAGTTGCTCGTTCATCTTCTAAATAAAAAATATTTTTTCCACAACCTATTCCCGGAATATTCAAAGTTGTGAAAGCACGAGGAGCCTTCCTTGACCTTATGATTAATTGAACTGGAAATCTATGCTTGTTCTTAATTTCTAACATTTAAGTTCCTTTACACTTTCTTCCAATCTCGCCATAACCTGCTGAATTTCGTTTTCTTCTAAGCCATCAACAAAATCAATTTTTGTTTTTAGTACGGCTTTTTGTCTGGTGATCGGTTGAGGTATATATGTTTCAGTTGTCATATTAAACTGATATTTTATAACTCTGATTGCTTGATCTCCGGGTTCATAATCCAAATTATTAGCAATCGAATCAAGCTTTACTATTATCTCATACGGAACGCCAGTTACGCTTATATATGCTGTTTGACTAAATTTTAACAAAATTTGTTCTAAAATTTGATTCATATCTTCGACATATAATGTCCAAGCATAAAGAGTATATGTAATATCTACTGGTATTCCACGAGCAAATCCAAGCACTGTGTCTCTATTGTATTTTTCATCAATTGTAAATCCCGGCTTATTATCTTCTCTTAGATATCTTCTATAATCTAAAGCCTTGTGATATGTATATCTGCTTGTATTGAACTGAATGTCCGAATCATGAATTGCTAACATCGGTAATTTAATTCTATCAACAACTAATGTTTCATCTTTTCTTACATTGTCTAAAAGAATTGCTGCAACTGCTTTTTCTTGTGTACCCCAAATAATTGGAATTGGATGAGCTTTTGCATTTTCATCAATAACAACAATATCTGTAAAAAGGTCTCTCATCGCATCATCGCAACCACGCTTCGCTTTTGAATAACGATAAATGGTGTCACGACTAGTTTTACTAGGATCATTTAAAATAGATCCAGTCTGCATAGGATCACAATTTGCAGCAGCACCCAAACCAACTTTTTTATTTGTCGTATCTTTAAGCCAATTCAATGATTCGTCATTGACTTGGCGAAAATTGGAATTATTTTCTCCGGGTTTGCAATTTGATGGAAATGAATCAAGATTTTCATTATAATTCAAAGGGCTTTTATCATTGCATTCATTGAGACCTTTTGATGGATGATTAATATCGTTCATTTTTTTTCCTTTATACCTAGTTATGGAGTGTGACACCAAAAATGTCTGAAACTATTAGAGTTAAGTGTCGAACATGGCATTTGGGAAAACCACCAAAATCTATAAAACTTCAAATTCCCGGCTGGAGTGGTTGTGATCACACACACACAAATGGAAGTAAGGCACAACCATGGCACTGCCAGCCATTTATCGATGGTTCAACTTATGGGATGGAATTAACATTTCCGTTTGAAACGGAATTTCACGCTACAATGCGTGATGGCAAGATGCATTTTGAAGGTGATTTCGCAGCAGAAAATGAAATTACAAAATCACAAGGAGTTCATCTCCCTCCATTTGCTTGTTTTGCTGATGGTCATTTTGGAATGACATCATGCTTAGACATACAAGTTCCAGATGGATATGTACTAAGAATGGAGTCTCATCCAAGATTTTATACCGACACAACAAATACTGTTCCATGTGTAGTTCCGGGGCATTTGCAAACTAGTTGGTGGTCAAAAATATTTTTTGTTGTTTTCAAAAATCCAGTTGAAGGACAAAAATATATATTTAGAAAAGACGAGCCATATGCACAAATTTTAATTTTGCCAAAAAAAGTCTCTTATGAAGTAGAGCCTATGACAGAACAAGAAATTTTTAAAAGAGGATCGCAAGACGGAATAATTGCAGATAACGCAAGAAGTATTGCTGGCTTAACATGGACATCTGAAGGCGGTCACCAGTTTGACGATAAATATAAAAAACTTGCATCTGTTGCTGCGAAACATGGATGTCCTCATGTTCAAAAACATTTAGAAGAAATAAAAGCAAAACCAAGGGGTCGTATAGCTAGAAAATTAGTAAAAGGAAAAAATGAAAATCCCACCATTCAAACTGAAAAAAAAGACCAAGAGTTATAAACCCTTGATCTTTCAAAGCGAAAGACTGATACAGCCAAAAATACCTTTGTCGCTTATAACAAATGTACATAAGCCTAATCTATATGAAAAACAAAACTTCACTACATTTGTGGAGCAGCCATCTGGTTAGGTTGTGCTGGCATTCCTGATTGATCGCCCATTCCTGTTGGCGGTGCTTGACCCTGACTTTGGTCTTGACCCTGACTTTGGTCTTGGTCTTGGGAATCTTTTTTAGGTTCATCTCCGCCAGATAAATTATTTGTTTTTAAAAATGCATCAATAATTTTTCTATTTTCTGGTTTCAAATCTGGCAAAGCTTGTTTCATAATATCAATTAATTTTGAAAAATTATCGTCATGAGCAGTTGGAGATAGACCACTTTCTTCGCCTTGACCAGAACTTGAATCTTGCTGTTCTGGAGGAGCGTCTGGTGCTGTCATATTTCCTTGATCTTGAGGATTACCACCTTGTGGCGATCCTTGTGGTGCATCTTGTTCTAATAACATTTTTTCAATACGAATTTTTTCTAAGAATTCAAAAAATATACCCATGAAATCTCCTATACAATTTTAATTTTAAGGTCTGGTTGTTTCTGTGTAACTTCGCCTTCGCCAGTCGTAACAGATTCTTGGAATCTCTGACAAATGAGTTCCATTCTTAATGCTCCCCACAATTTAAACTCACCTAAGTTTCGTTGGATAATTACCCAATTTTCTCTTAAGTGAGGACTAAAAATTCTTGATCCAATCTTTGGAGGATGTCCTATAGATTGAAGAACAGCCTTGTAATTTACTTCAAATACCATTTCGTCTGGTGAATCTATACCAAATTGACTTAATGCATTTTGAGATGGTATTGGTTCGTAACTACACCACAATTGAATTGGATTGTTTGAAAATATTTTACCACGATCTTCCAAATAAAGTGGATCTACAGTTTGTTGTTGAATAAAAACTTCATAGTAATACAAAGGAGATCCACCACGCCTGATAGATTCTTGATCCCATTGATTGAAAAGATCATGTTCTGGTGCATTGGGATTGTACTGTTGCACACTTCCTAAAGGCTTATAACAAGTTCCATCTGTATTTTTTAATGCCATTTTTATTTATCTTTTATTTTAAAATTATTTTTATATGCATATGATTCAAGCTCATAGTTATATTTTTCTTTTGTAAATCTCGACCAGAGTGCTATTTTTTTAGCATTGCTAGGCAATAAAATTTCTTTATTTGCAAACCACTTTGGAAAAGTCTTTTGTACATCAGATGAATTTTTTCCACCTTTGATTTGTGAGATAAAATCATCAGTAAGTTCAATAAAAATTTTACGGTAAAATTCGTACACAGAAAAATTATCTTTTTCGGTATTATCTTTTTTAATATAACCATATCTGGTTTTAGATTTTGGTATATCATTCGCCAATGTTGTGGTGGTTTCTAAATAGCTTTTAAATGATTCTAGACCTGAAACAATATCTCTTATTGTGTTTTTTTGATCTGTTGTTGGTTTTTTTTGAGGACTTTTAATGCCAAATGGTTTTGTGACTTCGTAATCACCATACTTTTTAATTTCAGCATCATATTCTTTAGAACTATATTCACTCTCTGGATCTAATGGATTTTCTTCTTTTTCTCTTCCTTCTACTTCAAGGTCATCTCCGTCTTCACCGTGTAAGCTAATATGTGAAATTGGTTTTTGTTTTAGAATTTCTTTCCATCCCATGCCTTTTGTTTTCTTTGAATAAATCCAATTCCAAGTAGTGTTAGTTTCTTCGTCTTTATAGATACTATCTATTTCTGGATTAGGAAATTTAATTTTTGCTCTTTCAAATATTTTGGTTTTATCTCCTTTGTATGGATCGGCTTTCACCATTGCATCTTTTCCAATATCTTTTTTCAATTGATTTCTTCCAATATATTTACATGAACCTTCAAAGTCTTTCATGACTTCTTTTTCATTAAAATAATCATTATCATAATAATGCAAAATTGCTTTCAACATAGGACGATCTAATTTGCTTCTATTAAACATATTTAACAATTCTGTTCCTTCATACTCGTCTGTGTCTTTTCTAATTTTTATCCATGTTCTGTCACTCATGAATTTCCATGTGTAACCTTGGGCTTGGTGCCTATCTCCAATTTTTGGATTTTCTGGAGGATTTTTAAGTTCTGATTTATCATTATCAATAATTTTATCCACTGTCTTAAGACTACGATAAATGTAATTTGGTTTGGTTTTAGATTTTATTTTTTGAAAAAGAGAAGTCGCTAAAGCATCTGATCCACTTGGATGCATTTTATGAATGTGCAAATTTTGCAAAAAAGAAGTATATTTTATTTCATCTTCATCTTTGTTATATTTATTTGCAGCCTTATGTATATCGTCTATAAGTACATTAATTGTAATTTTTTTTTGTTTAGCTAAATCTTCTAATATGCTAAAAGGAACAATTTGTTTTATTTTTTCTTTATCTTTCAACCTATCTGCGAATTGTTTGATTCTATATTTAATTTCTTTTTCATAATACTCTAAGGATAATTCATCTAAAAAACCTTCTCCTCCCATTTTTTTCGCTTCGTTAATTGAATTATTGAATAAAGAAATTGTGAATGTGTCGTTCTCTAAGAACCATTTTCTAAATAAAATATTAATCATATATTTACCTCTCAGGCTTATTTATGTACAATAAATAAAAAAAGAGACTAATTTTTCAATTAGTCTCTACATAATTTTTATATTTATTAGTCTAAACTTATTCTTGGACTAATTGCAATTTGACCGCCACCACTTGGCAAAATGAAAGGCGCACCAGAGAATCTTTCGAGCCATAATAAGGCTGGAGATCCATAGATGGTCGTTACATAGTAACCATAAACAGTTACCGCAGTTGTAAATGTGAATGTTTGTTCGCTATAAACTGCAGTGGTAACGCCAACAGATTGAGTGGTCGTCCAGCTTGATCCAACTAATGTTACTGGTGCATATCCAGTAGAGCCAACTGCTTCCGTAACGGTTGAAAGAGTAGTTCCTTCTACTGGTGTAAGATTGTTCGTAAATAATCGTAAAAGTCTTTCGCCATTAGCTGGAGCAGCAGTTCCATCTGTAGAAATCATATTTACAAGATACTGCAACATTAAAATTTCGCCAACATCAGGTACAAGTAAACTCATGTTAATTCTCCTTTGACTGTGTCTTATTTAGAAGATAATGATAATTTTTTTTCTAATTTTCCTTAAATAGAATAGTATGGTACTAAAAAATAAAGATGGTTCTGTCTATAGGCTTCGTGGTCCTAATTTGCTTTTAAAAGAGCAAAATGTTTGGACTAAGTATACAATTCACAACATGAAATGGAATCCAGTTGTTCAAGAAGACACTATAAAAATAGAGCCTTTAAACACTGATTTTTCTATAAAAGACAAATTTATAGATGAATTAAACATGACTCAACCACCAAAAGAAGAGCCAATAATTGAAAGAAAACCTGTTGTAATAAAAGAAAAAGAAAAAATAAAAGAAAAAGAAGATGATGGTTTGAAAAAATCATTTATTTATTGTTTGCCATCAATACTTCAAAAAAAGATTGATAATTTGTATGATGAAGAATTTGTAACAGTTACTTACGGAAATCCTTTTTCTTTTGAGGCGGTTATTACAGAAGAACATGATTTATTTTTGAATTTTTGGACAACAACAGAAATGGATAAAGAAAGCGTTATATTTCCTAAAACCAATCATAAAAGATGGTGGAAGATAGTTGATAGAGAACAGAAGACGGGTGGTTATGTATATTCTTGCTACCCATCTTCTTATCAGCCACATTTTGAAAATGTTTAATTCTATTTTCCTGTAATTCTTACTCCCAAACCAAGTTTTTCTAATTTATCTCTTTGTTCGTCAATAGCTCTGATGAACCCAACTTCATAGGTGTCAATCATCATAGCGATAAAATCTTTCATATCTTTTTCGGTGGTAAGAGAATTTCCAATTCTATCAATTATTTGTTCGTGTTTTCCATATCGCTCTTTTAATAGTTCAAACATTGATTTTTTAATGTAATGAGCCATCGGGTTGGACATGAAATTAAACCAATTTCCATTCGACATATTTTCTCCAAATTTTTTGTAGCTGTTTATTTCTTGATATTTTTATAATGCTTTATTTCTGCCATTGCTGGAGCATAATATTGATTAGGAATCTTACCAGCTGTGTATTGATCATTAATCCATTTCTCTATAGATAATAGAGTTCCCATTTCAGCATTAACCATGAAATTATACTTAAATGTAAGTGCCAACCAATCTTTATCGGATTGCAAGACTAGCAAATTTTTTGATTTGGCTCTTTGACGAGGATCAAGCATGTCTTTTGGTAATTTAGAATATTTTTGTTTATTTTCAAAATCTCTAGTTGGAATAGTAGCAACTGGTTCTTCTCGCATTGCGTTTTGAACCATTGTCAAATGAGCGAAAGAAGCCACCATAGCAGAAATTGTTTTTTTAGGAAGTATTTGATTTGTAATAACTTTGTTGGCTTCTTCTTCGGACTTAGGCGTACTTAATGTACCGGCAGAATTTGTAAAAATAAGCTTTTCCAAAACTTCTTTCATAGCAGAAATCAAAAGTGCTTTTCTACGATGATTTTCTCCAAATATTTTTTTTAATACTTCTGGAGCTATGTCTGCCGATTGTCCTATGATTCTATCTGCTTTTTCTGCTTCGGCACTTTCATCCTCAATGTTTTTAACAATTTTTTTGAGGTATGTGTAAGGAAATGCTAATTCACCAGCAATTCTTTTTCTGCCAGTCGCAGATAATTCATTTGACATTTTATCAAGATTTAAAATTAATTCTTCTTGGTTTGGTGTTCTTAAAGATGTTGGAATTATTTCTGGAGCATCCATTTGAGAAGTTCGTAATCTTCTTGTTTCTCCTCCATGTATATTTTGACCAAGAATTGAAATGGTTGCATTTTTTGCAAAATCTCTTCTTGCCTGATTTGCTTTATAATTTTTTCCATGATATTTTTTGTTACTTATATTATTTTCAAGTTTACTTAAAATCATATCATGAATTTCTTTAATGTTATTTTTCGCAATGGTAAATTCCCAATCTCTAATACCTGTATATGATTTTTTTTGCGTTATCGCTTGCATAATACCAGCAACAATATCTTTATAAAGATCTGGATAATCTTTGTTTTCTGGACCATACTTTTCCATTACTCCAATAACTTTTTCTCTTTCTTCTTTAGATCCAGCAACTCCAAATGCTTTTTTTCTTTCTGCGGCTCTATTTTTATTAGATGTAAAAGATCCACCACTACTTACACCGGCTTCAGAAGCCATATTCATGTAATCATCAGGATCAATTTCAATTCTATCTTTTCTTTTTCCAATATTGCCTTTGTTTGGACCAACATATTTGGTATATTTTGTTGACATAATGAATGGCATGTCAATTTCAATAGTTTCGCCATTCATAGTAATTTTTTGTTTGAATGTTGGAAGTTTTATTCTTTTGTCTTCGCCTTCGATTGTATTGTCTTCTCGATGTGTTTTTGATCCTAACTTTTTTACAACATGAGCTTCTTTTTCTATATTTCTAGTGCTTCCATCTGGCAATTTTACCTCTTCGCCAACATCTGGAAGTTTGCCGTAATAATGCTGATAATTGTCTTTCAATAATTCTTTAATTGCTTCTTCTGCCATATCTTTGGTTATCAATTGCATACCTTCAGTTGCACCGGGAAGTAAACCATGTCCAGAAAAAGTCTTTTGTAAATCATAACCATATTGTCCGTGACTATGTTCATCTGGATGTAGACCAACTACTTTATCATGTGCTTCGCCTTTTGTTTTTTCTAATTTATGAATAAGCCGATTAATGAATGGTTTTGCCGTAATTGTAACTTTTTTTTGTCCAAATTTAAAATCATATATTTTAGGAGCATTCTTTAATTCTGCGTGAGGATGAATTTTTTCTACAGCATAATAAGCAATGGCATTCCCAGCATTTTCCAATGCTTTTTCATATTCTTCTGAACCTTGATCTTGATAATGTTTTTTTTCTATTTTGTTGTATTCTTTACGCAATTTGTCAACAGTTTTTTCATCAAAATATTGTGGATAATCATCATTGAGTTGTTTGAAATTTCTAGATCTAATAGATTTAATTGCCAATTCTTTAATCTTATTTTTGTCACTTAGTCTTGCCTTACCTCTTGCGTCTAAAGCTTCTGCAAGATCATCATGATATCTTTTTTTAATTGCTTGAACCCAAAGTTCTGGAGGAAATTGATATAAAAACTCAATATCGTCTTTATCTAGGCGAATTGGTTGACGAATAACATCTCCCATAATTGCCATTTCGTTAAAAATTTTTCGTTTTATAAAATTTAAAAATTTCATTTTATTACCTGCTTTTAGATTCTAATTATTTTATCTATATAGTAATATGGACACTAATAAATTGTATATTCCAAGACCGACATCAGACCAATACAACTGTTTATCAGAGTGTGGTGGCTGCAGCGATATTGGTCCAACCGACCCCCTTAAGAAAATATCACCAAGAAGAAATAGATTAAAAGTTAGAGAACAAATCAGAGAATATGTTCTCACGATGCTTGGCGCACCAGTAATTTCATTAGAATTAGATGATCAGCAAATTAGTAACGCAATTGACTTCGCACTACAAGTATTCGAAGAATATGCACCAATGGAATATTTTCAGTACTATACATTCATGACAGTTCCGGGACAATCAGTCTATGAAATGCCTTATGAAATTGGATATGTTAGAAGCGTTTCTTATAAAGAAACAGCACAATATGCTTTTTCTGCTGCCGATTTAGGTGGCGTTATACCATTAGAATATATGGGTGCTGGTGCGTATGGTAGTATTGCTGGTGGTGTAAACCCACAAACGCCAGTGTGGGGAAAAATGAATGAGTGGGTACTTTACAAGCAATATGAAGATATGTATAACCGAGCTTCTGGACAACAAGGTGGTTGGGAATGGTTGGGCGGATATCAAAATGTTAAGATTTATCCAACTCCATATAGAGTTTATCCTGTAATTGTTCGCTATTTACAGAAGAAGCCTGACTTTGCTCAAGTTACACAAGTAATGCAGGAAGGCGCATTGGCATTTACAAAAATTATTCTTGGTAGAATCCGAAGTAAAATTTCAAATCCTCCCGGTCCAAATGGCGGTGTTCAATTAGATGGTCAGGCTATTTTGCAAGAAGGATTGCAAGAGAAGAAAGAATGGGAAGAAAAGTTACTCAATAAGTTTGGCGATATCCTTGGTCCAAGTTGGGGTTAAAATGGTAGATTACAAAACATGGCTTGTTAAAAATCACGAAGAATTACATTCACAACTTGAAAAAGTTCAAAGTGAAGTTTTTTCAATTGCTGCTAAAGAATTAACTAAAAAAATATTTGTCGAATCATCTCAAACATCTCGCTATAGCATTAATGTTGACTATAGAACAAACAAAGAAGATGTAATGGAAGCATTTGCAAAATTAGTTCTTGGCTATGTCAGTGCTGGTCTTAAAAAGATGGGATTGCACACAAAGCATGTATTTGAAGAGAAGCCATTGCGATTACTTGTTAGTTCAAGAAATTGGGATGACGGAGAATGGACTGGTGTTATAAGCTGGAGTGACAAAGAAAAATGTTTTCTTATTTCTAAAGGATTTTACAACAAAGAAAGAAAAACAATATCTGTACAATCAACTAAAAAATGTGCTGATAATGCATCAGAGATTGCAAAAGAAGTTAAAAATATGATGCACCATCTGAAAGATCAGCCAGACAGACATCAAGATAAATTAAAGCCAGTTAATTTAAAAAGAGGTCCAAAATGATTTGTAGTTGTTGTAAAAATTATACAAATTGTGAAATCTGTTTTACTTGTGGCACTTGGGTTTTTGTTTTTGAGTAATTGCTTGAGCTTTTACACATGCTTCCATATACCCATCAATATTTTCTCCAGCATCCATCCACCAACCATCGACTTCAATTGCTTTTAGCATTTTTAATTTTAAATACATTTTATTTATATCTGTAATTTCAAGTTCATTTCTTGCAGATGGCGATAATCCTTTGATTATTTTCCAAACTGAAGAATCGTACATGTAAAGACCAGTGGCAATCCAATTTGACTTTGGATTTTTTGGCTTTTCTTCAATGTTTTCGACTTCGCCTTTTGAATTTATTTGCACAACACCATAATGTTCTGGATTATTTACCTGCGTAAGAAATATTTTTGCACCACTTGGATTTTCTTCAAAATCTAGAACTGATTTTTCAACATCATTTTCAAAGATGTTATCAGCCAAAATTACCGCAATAGGTTCGTTATTCGCCCATTCTTCTGCCAAACCAAGAGCATCGGCAATGCCTTTTGGTTCTGCCTGATATGTATAGTGTAGATGCTTTAGACCAAATGCTTCGCCATTCCCAAGAATTCTAAGAAATTCACCAGCAGCATTCCCACCACAAACAATAAGAATGTCTGTAATGCCACTGTTTACAAATGTTTCTATTGGATAATAAATCATTGGCTTATTGTAAACTGGCAATAAGCATTTGTTTGTAACTTTAGTAAGAGGCATGAGACGGGTTCCAAGACCACCAGCTAGAATAACGCCCTTCATATTTTATTCCTCATGAATCTTTACGCATTTGTAAAGAAGATTTTTTAAAGCCAAATTTTTCGTAAAATACACTTACACTTTCATCGCAATCTAAGATAGTTTTGTAGCAATTTTTTTTATCGGCTTCAAATAGCAGGTGTTCTATGAGTAATTTTCCAATTCCACGACCACGATAGTTTGGATGAACAATAATATCTTCTATGTGAGCAACTTTTCCGCCATTGTGAATAAACTTCTGTTCTATCATGAGTGTTCCAGAAGCTATTGTTTTGTTTAAATCTTTAGCAATATATATCTCAATATTGATTGGAAGTGAGCGATATATTTCTTTTGCCTCAGACACTGAAATTATGCAGGGGCGAAAGGTTGAAATGGTATCAATAAAATTCTGATCTATTGATTCTTCATTTAATTTTGAAATTATCATCGTTCCCTTAAACATATTGTTTTTTTACAAACCAAGCATATGGCGAAACTCCACAAAAATTTGAAGTTCCACAAAAGTCACAATAAGCCCTGTGGTATTGCAAATAATACTGAGCAAATAATTTTTTATTGTACCACATATGTTTGCCTTCTACATTTACGCAGAAAAACTGTTCATCTGTCATATTTGATATTATAAAGAAATGTCCTTCTATTTTTCTTTTATCAAGAACATAAGAAGACTTCATAATTATAATTTGCTCAGATGCCAAAGCTTGTTCGATTAATGCTATGGTTGGAAGATTTTTCGAAATGATTGTTGCGTTTTTAATATTGTTTAGGCATATTTGAAAGTAGTGTTGATGTGTTCCACCTTCTGTGCAACGACATTTTTTCTTCCAAAATTTATAATTTTGCTTATAGCTTATGGGAAATCCAATCCATTTTAATGTGTTTAAAATGGCAATAGGACCACAAGAGTAAAGATTCTTTTGGGCTATCCAGCGTATATTTTCTGCCATATAACCTCACTAAAGAAAAATCTTCTATGAAGTTATTTACAAATATCGACAAGATAATGTTATTTAAAATGTAATTTTTTAGAGAAATTTATGTATACATTTGTTCATCAAACGCTATATTGTTCAAAATTGTCTAAAATATATTTGAGTTTTAGACAATTTTGAACAACTGTTTTGCAATTAAGCCTTAATGATTTCTAGACCATCAATTGGACTTTCGTTCAAAAGAACATCTGGTTTTTTAGTATTATCTACAGAATCATTGATTCGTTGCGAAGGAACATTGTTATCGACAACATGTTCGATAGTTCCCTTTGCAGTTACGGTATCAGGTTGATCAAGAATAAGTTTCTGTTCTGTCATTTTTTTCTCCTCTTTTATTTCTTCCATAAAACGCAATAAGTTTGATGGAGGTTTTACAAGCTGCATAAAATAACTATCACCATTGAATTTGCCACGAGGCGGAATTACTTTTCGACCATCACTTGCTGGTTTTGGTAAAGTTAAATAGCCATCAGTATTGTTCTCATAAATATAGAGTCCAGTACCTTTAAAACTATTTTCTCTTTTCTGAATTTTTTCTTCTTTTGTGAGTCTTCTTGGTTTTGGCATGACTTTTCCTTTTGGTTGGTGTCAATTAATCTAGTATCTTTAAGAAAATTGTTTTTTATAAAAAGAAATCAACTATAATATTTTGTATTTGTTTTTTATTTAAAAGGTTTAATTATGGCTCATAAAATTAAAAATTGGACACAGGTTTATCCTCAAGGAACAAAAGAAGGTGATGAAGAACAAGGTTTTTTCATTGCTATATCTAGACATTCGAAGTGGAAATGGAGAAGTGTCGCACAATTATCTAAAGAAGCAAATCTATCAAAACAAAGGGTTGAAGAAATTATTCAAAAATATTTTAACAGAGGTATGATTTTTCAATGCCCTCAAAATGAAGAAATGTGGGGTTATTGGGAAAATCATCTAGATTTAATTCCCAAGAAAAAACATACAACAACCGAAGAAGATCATAAACACAGACTGAAAAATGCAAAAAACTAAAAACAAAAAAACCTCTCAAGTTAATTCAAGAGAGGTTTTTTTGTTGATCAGATGTATCTTAGTCAAGATTGTCATGATTTTTATACTTGAACTGTCCATGATCAACTTTACTATCGTCAACTTTTTTACCCATTTTTTGAACCGCATCAGCGGATGTTGGCATAAAATAAGCTGCTGGATAGTGGCTTCTGATATATGCATCTGGATAAGCCCAACTCATAATCCCGCCCCTAGTTGTCTTTTCTGACAAATCGTAAACGGGCAATTCTTTTTTCGTTTCCTGACAAAATTCAATAAAAGACTTCATAGTTAACCTCTTTAAATTTCATTTTAACTGACATTAGCCAGCCTAAGATCATATGCTCTATTTAGGGTTCTGATCTCAAAAATTTTTAAAATATATCAGCCATCTTGGTCTATAATCGTTGACATCTGACCATAAACCATTTATCTTCAAAACTTAGCAAGCTAAGAAGAAGGGGTTTTATTATGTATGAGTATAAAATCGAAATTTTTCCAGTCGAACAAAAAATGAAAGAAGAATTATCTGATGAATTCTATAAAAATTGCACAGTTTGCTCAAAACAAGTGCTAATAAATCATGATATGGTACAAAAAATTCCCAAAAGTATTGTTGATGATGAATTTTTTTGCAGCTTTTGTTTTCGCAAAGATATGAAATCAAAAAAAATTGTCATCTTTTCATTCAAATCAATCATTGCTTATCTTTATGAAATTTATAAATCAAAAAACTCAGAAAACCCATTGTTTCTAAGCCAAATAGAAGATTATATAGAAATTCATAAAAAATCAGGACTTAAACATTTGGCTTTGGATTATGACGATGAGTCATTTAATTGGTTTTTGAACATCGATCTTATTGGCAATGAAGGTAATCAAATATTGTTTAGAGAATTAGAAAAAACAATAATTGAGATATTGGTCTGCTTCAATCCATCTTATTTAAAAATAGATTCTCATTTTATGTATTGTTCCATAAAACAAGCAATTGAATCTGCCATTGAAAATATAAACACCATAAAAAATCCAATCATTATATTGCCTTTGATAAATCAAAAGCAATCATTAGATAAGCTAAAATTATTCTCTAATAATTTTTTATTTTAATTTTCTTTTTTCATATATCGTAGATAAATTTTCTAAATATGCCAAATTATTTGAGACTGAGTAATCACGATTTTTTGTTCTTATCAATACTTCAAGCTCTTCTACTAAGTCGCCATCATTTGTTTTAAAAATAAGAACCTTCATTTTTTCTATTATATAATCAACTGCCCAACTATCCATGCTTTCGGAAAGAGAATCAACATTCATAATATATGTGGTAACATCTGTATGGAATGAAAGTCCCGGTATGCAAACCATTAATTTTCTTTTATATGTTTTTTGCAAACGCTCAAAAATCTCGTGATCATTTGGATGAAAATTGACACAAAACTTTTTGAAAACCCTAAAAAAATCATCTTTAATAGTTTTATACTTACAGGCAAATGTCATGGTGGTACTGACAGAGGTTTTCCAATGTTGATTTTTAACTCGTTGTACCTTGCTTGTTTCTCCACAACTATACATTCTAGAATATTTGTCAGGATGATCAAAAAGAGTCAAATAATCAGCTAGATTGAGTGCATTTTCTAAAGTACTTTTACTGTTTGGATGATGGAGATAATCATCTTCAACAAAATAAATTAGTTCATCATTTTCTATACCTTCTTTAGCAAGAATATCGACAGAATAAATAAATGAAGGTGCATTACCAAGTTTGGTTACATGGAATTGCTCCGCCACAGTAGAAATTTTTTCAATTGTTTCATTCGAGCAATTGTCAGCTATTAAATAATCAATTTTTCCAAATGTTTCTAAAAAGTTTTCAAGACAAAGCAATTTGGTTGCTCCGGGAAGTTTTGGCTTCACATATCCATTATCGCTAATTCTATAAACTGTTTTCATGTGACCTCATGATTTCTTCGTAAATTTCTTCAAAAACATAATCCCAATCATTGAGATTTTTCTGCCTAAATAACTTTACGGATGGATACCATTCAGTTTTTGTACCATCTAACTTCCATCTCCAATCACCATTCCAAGAAATCAAGGCAAATGTTGGCTTTCCCAATGAACCAGCCAAATGCAATATTGAAGTATCGACAGTAATAATCAAATCCATCGCCTCAATAATCGAAGCCGTATAATCATAATCTTTTTGAAATTCAGATGCATCTACAATTTTAAAATTATCTGCACCATCTGTTAAATCTACAGGCTCATCTTCAAAACGATACATTCTAGGACGCATATCTTTTTGTAAGTTAAATAATTTGACATGAGGAATGTCGTGTATTTTCTTAAAATCTTTTAATTTACAAGATCTGTATTTGTCATTTGGATGCTGAGGATTTCCAGCCCAAACAATTCCAATTTTGAAATTATCTTTATAATCTTCTGTATTGAACTTTTTTGTTGATTTTAAATATGGATCATTGGGAATAAAATTCATATCAAGAATGTATGGTAGGCTTATAATAGAGCAATGATAATCATGAATTGGCATGTCGAAATCAGCATCCCTATGCTTATATCCCGGAATTTCTGCTGGTTCTTTTGTATAAATTTCATCAACTTCCGATTCGAACAACGGCTTTAAACTTTCCCAACAATGTAAGATTATATAAGCACCCTTTTGTTTCATAAATTTAACATAACGAAAGAAATGAATCATATCGCCAGTTCCTTGTTCGGAATGGATTAGTATTCTTTTATCATTTATGTTTTGTCCACATTTAAGCCTTTTTTCTGGATCGAATATAAAATCCCAAAACTTAGACTGTTCGTAAAGTTTGAACCTCCATTCATATTCAGACCAAGCTTCTTTCCATTGACCTCTAAATTGATATATTGATGCTAAATCAACATGAGCAGCAGCAGAATCTTTATTTAACTTTATCGCAGCAATAAAACAACTTTCCGCTTTATACAAATCTCTAATTTCTCCATAACAACCACCAAGCATACTCCAAGATTCTGCCGATTCTTTTATTTCTAAAGCAGTTTCAAAACACGCAATTGCTTTGTCTATTTGTTTGTTGCTTCTATATTGCAAGCCAAGATTAGAATAAATGTAATCTAAATCTGGTCTTAGGGTTTTTGCTTTTTCTAAAACCTTAATCGCTTCGGTGTATTTACCAAGACCAGAGAGGCATAATCCAATGTTGTTGTAATTTTCAAAATTATTTGGCTCAATTAATGTTGATTTTTTAAAGTAATCTAAAGCTGCGTCATAATCTTGTTGTTTGTGTTTCAACAATCCAAGAAGTTGAATTATTTTTGCATTATTTGGATCTATTTTTAAGATTTGAGTCGCAAGAAGTTCTGCATCTCTATCTTTTCCACAAGAAAACCTATCAATAAGCAAGGTTTCTGCTTTTTCTTTGATGTTTTTTATTTCTTCTTCGTTAAACATTTTTTATTCTCCATAAATATATTATGTTAAAAGAGAACCCAGATCAAAATAAATTGCAGGAGGCAATTCCACAACAACCTTTGCAAGAAGATTTGAAAGTGGCAAAACAAGGAGTTAAAAAGGGATGTGGCTGCAAGAATAAACGCCCAACAGTTAGTAAGGAGCGAAAATTGCAGGATCTGCACGATAAAATGAAAAAAATCAAATATCTATAGAGGTGATTTATGGCTTGCGGATGCAGAAAAAATAGCTTTGGAGCAAATAGATCTAGTTCGGGTCCAAGACAACAGGCTGCATTGAAGCCTGTTGCAAATTCAACAAAAAATATT